TCGTTGCGGCCGGCGGCGCCGTCATGCAGGGGCAGGCGCAGGCCAAGCAGGCCAAGTACCAGAGCGCGGTCGAGCGCAACAACGCCACCATCGCCGGCTGGCAAGCGACCGACGCCCAGCAGCGCGGGCAGATCGAGGAGCAGCGGCAGCGGCTGGCGACGGCGAGGCTGAAGGGCGCCCAGCGCGCGGGCATGGCCGCCAATGGCATCGAGATCGACAGCGGATCACCGCTCGACGTCTTGATGGACACGGCGCAGTTGGGCGAGTTGGACGCGCTGACGATCAGGGCGAATGCCGAGCGCGAGGCCTACGGCTTCCGCTCACAGCAGGGCAACCTGACGGCGCAGGCTGGGCTGACGCAGATGGCCGGGCGCAATGCCGTCACCGCCGGATACATCGGCGCTGGCTCCACGCTGCTGTCGAGCGCGGCAACCGCTGGCGACCGGGCTGCTACCTACAAGAAATACGGGATTTAGCCAGTGCCACGTGTGCCGCAGTACGAAGGTCCGCAGGTCCGCCCAACCCCGCTGCGCGCCGAGCAGTCGATCCGCAGTACACCGGGCGCGTTCGGTGCTGACGTCGGGCAGGCTGTCAGCCAAGCAGGCCAGCAGTTCGGGCAGGTAGCCTCGCTGCTGGACCGGCGGGCCGAGGAGCACGGTAAAGAAGACGCCGAACTGGCCGCCTTCAATGCTTACAGCGCAGCGAGCGCCGAGCAGCAGAAGCTGTTTTACGAGGGCGACACCGCGATCTACCGCAGGCGCGGTGCCCAGGCGATGGGCAGCACCAACGAGGCCGCCGTCGAACTGAAGCGGATCGGTGAAGACACCGGCAAGGGCCTGACCAGTCCGTACGCGCAAGAGCAGTTCAGCAAACTCTGGTCTCGCCACCAGAACAGCGAGATGGGCGCCGTCAGCCGGCACGAAGCCGGGCAGCGCCAGGAGTTCCGGGATCAGACCACGGCAGGCATTCTCGCCACCAGCCAGAACCAGGCGGCACTCCGCTTCAACGACGAGGGCGAGGTCAACACGCAGATCGGCCTCGGCGAGATGGCGATCCGCGCCAACACCAAAGGCCTGCCGCCGGATCAGGTCCAGGCTCACATCAAGACGTTCACCAGCGGGGTCCGCAAGGCGGTCGTGTTGCGGCGCATGCTCGATGACCCGCTCGGTGCGGATGCCTACTTCCGGGAGCACGCCAACGACTTCGAGCCTGACGACATCGTAACGCTGGAGCGGGCGCTCAAGGTCAAGACCACGCAGGCCAAGGCCGTCAACAACGCCAAGCGGATCGAGGATGAAACCACGGTCGGGGTGGCGACGATCAAGACGGAGCCGGGGCAGGCCCCACCGACGCGCACCTTCTCGGCCATGGTCCAGGTGGAGAGCGGTGGACGGCAGGTCGGCACCGACGGGAAGCTGCTCGTCAGCTCGGCCGGCAACTTCGGCATCAGCCAGATCAACGACGCCTCGGGGGGCGATGCCGCCAAGGCGCTGAACATCGAGTATGACCCGGCCCTGGCCCGCGCCACGACCGACGAGGGCAAGGCCTATAATCTGAAGCTCGGCCAGAAGTACCACGAGATGATGCTCGAGCGGTTCGGCGGCAATGAAACCTTGGCCATGGCCGCTTACAACGCCGGGCCGGGCAATGTTGAGAAGTGGATCCAGGAGTTCGGAGACCCGCGCACCGGCGCGCTTTCCGAAGCGGCATGGGTAGCCAAGCTGCCGGCCAGCGAAACGCGCGGCTATGTCGCCAAGGTGCGCGGACTGTCCAACGATAAGACCCGGATCGACTTGGAGCAGGCCTACAAGAAGGTTGACGAGATCAAGGACCCCGAGGAACGCGAGCAGACCCGGACCCTGATCGAGCAGCGACAGGCTGACATCGCCCGCGTCCGCGTGGAGAAGCAGCGGGTGGCGCGCGACCGGGCGCAGGACCTGATCCTCGGCGGCGCCCGCTACGAGGACGTTCCCGGCGAGCTGCTCGCCGATATGGATGCGACCGCGCAGCAGGCGCTGAAGACTTTGTCCGAGAGGGTCCGCAAGGGCGAGGACATCGTCTCCGATCCGGAGACGCTCTACACCCTGCAGCGCAAGGCCGGCAATTGGCAGGAGTTCTCCAAGTACGACCTGCGGCAGGATTGGCCCAAGCTGTCGGAAACCGATCGCAAGCATTTCGGCGAACTGCAGCGGCAGTACTTGGTGGCCGGCGATAGGGGCGAGGCCGCCGCGACCGGCGAGCGAACGCGCGTACAGATCGCGGACGACACCCTGCGGGCCGCTACCATCAACCCGAATGCAAAGGCGGGGACCACTGACGCCACTAAAGTCAAGGCGTTCAACGAGGGGCTGGATCGTTCAATCCGCGCCTGGAAGATCCAGAACGAGGGCAAGCAGCCAAACTCCGACGACATCCGGAAGATGGCTGACCAGCTCGTGATCAGCGGCTCGCTCAAGGGCACCGGCATTAAGGGCTACTTTGAGGACGAGAGGCTCGTCTTCGAATTGACGCCCGAGGACGTCCCGAATTTTCAGGGCAAGGACCGCCAGGGCAAGGACCTCCCGCAGATCACCCCAGAGATCGCATCCATCGTGAGGGAAGGGTTCAAGAAGGCGAACGGGCGCGACCCGACCGGGGCCGAGTTGCTCAGCGACAGCCTTGAGTACCTGCAGTGGAGTCTGAAAAAGTGACCGGCGCTCTTCCCGAAGAACCGGACGACATTGGGGCCTTCTATGCGTACAAGGCACAAGCCAAGGCTCCGGTAGCACCGGCTCCGGAGGTCCCGGCACTCAGCATCGGCAATGCCCAGACGCCCGCTGATGACGTCGGTGCCTTCTATCAACAGAAGCGGGCGGGGGCGCTGCACACCAATCTGGCCGGCGCGGCCGCCACCACCCCGGACGCCCACCAGAAAGCAGTCGATGCCGGGAAGGTCACCGGCATCCCGAGCGATGTGGCGGCGCGCAATCTGCCCGAGGTCGAGAAGCAGGCCCGGCTGCAACGCTACCGTGAGGCTCTCAACGACGCGCCGAAGTTGCAGAAGCTGCTGGCCGAAGACCCGGATCTGGCGAAGATCAGCGCCGACGACCTCGAGGGCCTGGCCAAGGCCGAGAGCACGTTCGGCAAGATCCTCTCCGCCTTCTACGGCGTCAACGCGGAGCAGGGCGCGGTCGTGGCTGATGTTGCTCGCTCGTTGCCGGCGGGTGCGGCCGAGGCTGTCGGCGGAGGGCTGTCCGGCATCGCCGAACTGAACGACGTGTTGGGCCGGACGGCGGCGCGCGTCTATCGAGGCGTTGGGTTGGACACGCTGGGCGACCTGGCCGATCCAGAGACCCGGCCCTGGTGGCTGAGGCCGCAGGGCATCCTCGAGGTGGCGGGCGAAGGGCTGAAGACGGCCGGCGAGGCGGTCGGGCCGGCCGAGGATCGCCAGAACATCGCTACCGACATCGGCAAGGGCGTCGGTCAGGTTGCCGGCCAGATTGCCATGGCGCTGTTGACCGGCGGGACCACTAGCGTCGCCATGATGGCCGGTCAGGGCGCCGATATCCTGGCCGAGCGGGTCGATGAGGCGGGCAAGGCCGGCACACCGGAAGGCGACGCCGCGATCGTCATGGGCGCTTCCGTCACGGCGCTGACCGAGAAGCTTGGTCTGGATGCTTTGCTCCACCGGGTACCGCCGGCGATCCGCAATGGCATCCTGCGCCAGATCACCGACATCGGCCTGGCGGGTGGCATCGAGGCTGTGCAGGAGGTGACCGAGGGCATCCTCCATAACCTCGTCGAATTGGTCACCGTCAACCCCGACGCCAAGCTGCTGGAAGGCCTGGATCGTGACGCGCTGGCGGCGGGCGGCACCGGGTCGCTGATCCGGGCGCTGGTCAACGCCGCGACCAAGGGCCGTCAGATCTCGGACAACACGAAGAAGGAAATGCGGGCCGGGCAGGACGCCGCCACGGTCGAGGCGCTGGTCGCCGGCACCGCCGAGAGCAAGCTGCGCGACCGCAACCCGGATGCGTTCAGTCGGGTGATGGCGGCGCAGACGCAAGGCACCCCGGTCGAGACGTTCTATGTCCCGGCAACCGCCATTGCCGAACTGTATCAGAGCGGTGCCGGCACATTCGATGACGACCCGCTGAACCAGATCGACGGCTTAGCTGAGCAGCTCCAGGAAGCGCTGGCGGTCGGCGGCGACGTCGAGATCAGTGCCGCCGACTACCTGACCCACATCGCTCCGACCGACGTTCACGGCCGGCTGAAGAACGACCTGCGGGCATCGCGCGATGGCTGGAGCGTCAATGACGCCAAGGCCTACGCCGAGAACCCGGATCGGGAGTCCGACTTGGCCGCTCTGGTCGAGAAGCTGGCGCTGGAGAACGAGGGCGCGGCGGTCGGGCAGACGGTGTTCGACGACACCTACAAGCAGTTGATGGACACCGGGCGCTTCGAGAGCCATCAGGCGGCGGCACAGGCGACTCTCGTCCGCGAGCGGTACCTGACGCGAGCGGAGAGGCTGGGCAATGGTGCCGATGCCGATGCGCTGTATCTGCGCGATCAGGTCAGGGTCCACGGGCCGGGCGCTCTGGCGCGGGTTCAGCGCGGCGATCTGGATCTCGTCATCGCCCGGCTGAAGAGCGGCGAGACGGTGACGGCGGACAAGACGCCCGTGCTCGACATCGTGCGCAAGGCCGGCGGCGTCAAAGTCGGCAGTCAGCTTGAGCAAGAGCTGCGGGCGATGGGCCTGACGCCGAAGACCCACCCCGGCCTGTTCAAGAAGACCGGCGGCATCGGCGACGTCGATAACTTCGTGCTGAGCGAGCACGACGTGCTCCGGGACAACGGCGTTCCGGACAGCGGCAACGGCTATGCGGACAAGGATGCTGTCCTCGAGGCGCTTCGCCGGGAAGCCGGCGGGCGCGGGGCGGCACTGCTGACACAGGATGAGCGTCAGCAGCAGACCCGGCTGGACGAGCCGGTCGCGGTGCTGGCCGAGCAGATGGAGGCGGCGGGTCTCGATCCAAACGCCATGACCGCCGAGGAAATCAAGGCGTGGGCGACGGGCCAGCAGGCGACTGACACGGCTCCGGCTGATGGGCAGGGCGTGCTGCTGCAGCCAGTCAATCCTGACGTTGACCTTGATCAGCCCATCCCGGTCATCTCGGTTGATCGGGAGTCGTTCGGGAGGCCATCCGACGACAAGAAGCGCGTTTACGCGCGGGATAGGGATACGGTAACGGCGGGGGTCATCCGCAACGCGGATCAAGGCTGGGACCTCAGCCTGAACAAGAAAGATTTCAAACACGGGCTGTCGAGCTATTACAAATCAATCCGGGATACGGGCGAGGAAGATGCAGGCGGCGCTCATGTCGACGCAGGCCGGGTGATCCGCAGTCTGGTCGAGAATGCCGTCCTCGTCGAAAGTCATCCGGATCACAAAGGAGACCCGCGCGTCCTGCAGGTCCATGACATGTTCGCGGCGGTGCGAGTCGGCGGAGATCTTTACGCCGTCAAGCTTGTCGTCGAGGAGTTTGACAAGGGCAACAAGCGGGTGACCTTCGAGGACATCCGCCGTGTCCACGATTACTTCTTGCCGAAGAGAGTGTCCGCCCCGTCGGGCGCGGAGCTACCGGGGGCGGCGCCATCCGTCAGTGCAACAGGGTCCATCGAAGCCGCGCGCGCCAAAGGTGCCCCTATAACGGACGCGATAATTTTACGCGATTTGCTGGCCGGACTCAAGGACGACCAAGGTCAGCCCTATTTCCAGACGGGCGGGTCGGGCGAACTGTTCCAGTCCGTCTACCACGGCAGCCCGCACATCTTCGACGCCTTCAGCACGGCGGCAATTGGAAGTGGCGAAGGGGCGCAGGTCTACGGCTTTGGGCTGTACTTCGCGGGCAAGAAGGAGATTGCGCAGTATTACCGGAGCGTGTTGGCCAAGCCTGCGCGGTATCTGGTCGACGGCGTCGACGCCGAGGCGCTGGGGCCTGGGGCGGCTGCGCTGGCTAAGCGCATTGCCGAAGGGCGGCTGACGCTCAACGATCATTTGTCGACGGTCGAGAAGGAAAGCCAAGCCTGGGTCGATGCGGCGGATAGCGATGCGGAGCGGGCGCGGAGGCAGCGGCTTTCCGATGAGCGGATCGCGGCGGCGCGGTCGCTGGTGGGCAAGACGATCACCAAGGAGGGCGGTGGTCGGCTGTACACGGTCGAGATCCCCGACGACGGCGAGTACCTGCTCTACGACAAGCCGCTGAGCGAGCAACCGGAGGCGGTGCGGAAGGCGCTCGGCGATCTGCTCCAGAGACTCAAGAAGTCCGGAGGACTGCAGGCCAAGAAGATCCCGGATGATCCGACCGGCGCCGAACTTTACAAGGCGATGCAATCGCCGTTCGCTGCTAAAGCGTTCGGCTATACGGACTGGGGCGGCAGTGGCCGTGGGGTTTCTGAATACCTGCTCAGCCTGGGCGTGCGCGGCATCAAGTACCTCGACGCGAGCGCGCGGGACAGCAGCGGCGACAGCTTCAACTATGTCGTGTTCGCAGACTCTGACGCCGTCATTCAGGCTTACGAGCAGTCGGCGGCGGGCGGTGCGCGCGGCAGCTTCCTGCCGAAGCGCGCACAGGACCCGCACAGCGACCCGGCCAACATCATCAAGCTGACGCAGAACGCGGATCTTTCAACTTTTTTGCACGAAAGTTCCCATTTCTACCTCTTCCAGTTGATCGACGACGCCGCTGACGTCGACGTACCAAAGGAGGCGCGGGCGAAGCTGCAGGCTGACCTGCAGACCATCCTCGATCATGTCGGGGTCAAGATCGATGCCGCCACGGCAACGGCGGATCAGATCCACGCGGCCATGACGCGGGATGCCCATGAGCTTTGGGCGCGGTCGTTCGAGGTCTACCTGCGGGAAGGCAAGGCGCCGAGTGCTTCGCTGCGGGATGCCTTTGCATCGTTCTCGGCATGGCTGACGCGGATCTACAAGACGCTGAAGGCCATCCCGGACTACCGGAAGAACCTGACGCCCGAGGTTCGCGGCGTCATGGACCGGCTGCTGGCGACGGACGAGGCGATCAAGGACGCACAGAACGCCTCGTCGTTCCGGGTGCCGGGCGCCTTGCGGCAGGTCATGACGGCGGCGGAGCAGAAGAGCCTGGAGCGGCTTACCGAGCAGGCCAATCGCGAGGCCAAGGAGGATCTGCTCAAGCGCGTAATGAAGGAACTGGAGCGCGAGCGGCTGGAGTGGTGGAAAGAGGAGCGAGCCAAGGTCCGGGCCGAGGTCGAGGCGGACGTGCGAGCCCGGCCGGTCTATCGGGCGTACAACATCATCCGCTCCGGCAAGACGGCAGACGGCGGGCAACTGGTCGATGAGAACGGCAACCCGCGCGCCATGAAGCTGGATCGCAAGACGCTGGAGCGCGATTACGGCAAGGACGTGATCAAGCTGCTGCCCAAGGGTCTCACGGCCAAGGACGGGGCATCGCATCACGTCGTCGCGGGCCTGACGGGCTTCAGCAGCGCCGACGAGCTGCGCGACGCGCTGATGAACTTTCGGCCGATGGAAGAGGTGGTCGAGGAAGAGACCGACGCCGCCATGCGCCAGCGGCACGGCGACATGCTGAGCGACGGCCGGCTGGCGGAGGACGCGGCGGAGCTGGTGCTCAACGAGAAGCAGTTGGAGCTGGCCGCGCTGCAGGCCAAGGCGCTGCGCCGGCTGGCATCCAGCGTCATGGCGAAGGCGGCGACGCGGACTGTCGCGAAGACCGGGGCCGGCAGTGCATCCGAGGACCGGGCGCGCGTGGCGGCGGCGCAGGCGGACGTCGAGGCGGTGGCCGGCACCGGCATCCCGGCCGAGGGTGTCGCGGGCCTGTCGGTCGAGGGTGAGATGGCCAGGGCCACGGCAGCGGCCGGGGTCGGGCAGCGTGGCGCACAGCAGGCGGCTCTGCGGCAGACGCGCGGCATCGCCAGCGGCCTCGACCTCAAGGCCATCCAGGCGGCGGCCAAGCGGGCGATCGCGGGCAAGCGGCTGGAGGATGCGCAGCCGGGCAAGTACCGGGCACAGGCTGACCGGCTCGGGCGGCAGATCGAGGAGGCCATTGCCGCACGCGACTACGAGACGGCGGCGACGCTGAAGGAACAGCAGCTCATCAACCTGGCGCTGGCACGGGAAGCGCAGGAGGCACAGGCGCGCGTCGAGAAGGCGGTCAAGCGGTTCGCGCGGCTCAACAAACCGGACAGCAAGCTAGCCAAGACCCAGAACATCGACTTCGTCGGCGCGGCCAGGGCGATCCTGTCGGCGTTCGGGCTGTCGTCACCGCAGGTGGGTTTTGAGCAGCAGGTTTGGCTCCAGCGGCTGAAGGAGGATAGCCCCGGCGACGAGGTTATCGTCCGAGACCTGATTGACAGCGCTACGGCCAATGCCGGCACGGTGGCGGCGCGCGGACGAACACGGACACGGCAGCCGCGGCCGGGCGGGCAGCCTGTGGCTCAGGGTCAGGTCTGGCGGCAGATGACCGTCGCGGAGTTCGATAGCCTGACCGAAACCGTTGACGGCGTCCTGCACATGGGCAGGGAGAGCCGCACGGCCGAGATCGACGGCGAGCGCGTCGAGATGACGCAGGTGATCGGCGACCTCAATGCCCAAGCGTCATCGCGCGACACCGGGAAGCGGATCGGGCAGACCAGCAAGGCGACGGATGCCGAAAAGACGGCACGGCGGTTCTGGGGCGCGGCGGCGTTCCTCGAGCGCGTCGAGACATGGGCGCGGCGGATGGATGACGGAAAGGTCGGGCCGTTCACCCGGACCTTCGTGCGCCCGGTGCTGGCGGCGATCTACGAGTACCGCGAGGCCAAGCAGGACAAGCTCAAGCGTCTGATCGACATCCTCGAGCCGCGCAAGGCGGATCTTCTGGGCAAGCCGATTTTCAGCGCCGACCTGAACTACAAGTTCGCCAACAAGGCGGAACTGCTGCACGCCATCCTCCATACCGGCAATGAGTCGAACATGCGCAAGTTGCTGCTCGGCGGGCGCGGCAAGGGCTACGCCTGGGGCCGGGCGATGCCCGATGGGTCGGTGGACCGGAGCCGCTGGGACAATATGATCCGGGGCTTTGTTCAGGACGGCACCCTGACGAAGGCGGACTATGACACGGCCCAGCAAATCTGGGATTTATTGGAAGAACTGAAGGGTCCGGCGCAAATAGCGCACCGGAAGATGTGGGGCTTCTATTTCAAGGAAGTCGAGATCGTTCCCATCCAAACCCCGTTCGGGCAGTACCGTGGCGGTTACGTCCCCGCCGTTACCGAGAAGCTCCTCAACGCGGATCGAGGCGCGCAGATCGATGCGGACGCCTTGGGTCAGGTGAATACCTCGGCCCTGTTCCCGGCGGTGCCGCCCGGCTTTACCAAATCCCGTGTCGAGAACTACACGCAGCCGCTCGAATTGAACCTGATGAAGTTGACCGGGCATCTGGATCAGGCGCTCAAGCTGACGTACCTGATCCCGGCGGTGCGGCAGGCGGCCAGGATCGCCCGGCATCGCGACTTCAAGGAGGCCATGTTCGGCATCGATCCGCACGCGGTCGATGACCTGTTGGCCCCGTGGCTTCAGCGGGTGGTGCGGCAGACCATCGAGGTTCCCTATACGGCCGAGGTGGAGCGGACCTTCGGCGCCGCGCTGGGCTGGCTGCGCAAAAACGCGGCCATGCAGGCGATGGTGGGCAACATCCTCAACGCCGCGCAGCAGATCACCGGCCTGAGCAGCGGCATGGTGCGGGTCAAGCCGCAGGCGGTCCTGCGCGGGCTGGTGTCCTCCGTCAAGGCCCCGCGACAGAGCACCCAGACGATCTGCCAGAAGTCCGCCTTCATGCGGGACAGGATGGCCAACACGACGCATGACCTGATGGGCAACCTCGACACCCTGCTCGAGGACAAGTCGGCGCTCGAAAAGGTCCAGGACAAGGCCCTGAAGCATGGCTACTTCGCCCAGGTGATCGCGCAAAACTTCGTCGATAAGGCGGTTTGGCTGGGGGCGTACGAGCAAGGGCTGGCCAAGGGCATGACCGAGGACGAGGCGGTCCAGGACGCCGACAGCGTCATCCGAACGACACAGGGCTCGTTCAACCCGGAGGACGCCAGCAATGCCGAGGCACGGGGCGCACTGGGGCGGCTGTTCGTCATGTTCTACTCATATTTTAATACCCAACTAAATCTGATCCGGTCGGAAGCAGAAATTGCGGTGCGTGAGTCTGGCTGGGTCGGAGCGTCGCCTCGGCTGTTCTATGTCTTCCTGATGGGGGCCTACCTGCCCGCCGTGCTGGCTGAGGCCATCATCCAGGCGGCGCGCGGCGAACTGGGCGATGACGATGACGATGGCCTGCTCGATGATATCGGCGAGTTGTTCGGGCTGTCCGTGCTCCGCTTTTTCGCCGGCATGATCCCGTTGGGCAGCAGCGCGCTGAATGTCGGGATCAACAAGCTGCGCGACGATCCAAAGCCCTATGATGACCGGCTGAGTTTTTCGCCTGTGTTTGGTCAGGTGGATCGCGTCGCCAAAGGCGTGGGCAACGTGATCGACTTCGCGACGACCGGCGAGGGCTCGGTGAGTCGCGCGGTCAAAGACGCGCTCTACATCCTGGGGACGGGGCTCGGCTTGCCGCTCGGCCAGCTTGGCAAACCCGCCGGCTACATCGCGGACGTGCTCGAAGGTGAACAGGAAGGCGACGATCTGGGCGACTGGGTGCGCGGCCTGCTGTCCGGCCGGGAAGCCCCACGGCAATGAGACCGTGGGGCGACTAGACGATGCGCGATGAGATGATGAACTTCCGGCCGATGTTTCAATCCACGCCCCCTTGCGAGGGCGACTAGGCGTAGAGCCTCCGATGTTATGCGCGTGCGACCGACACAGCCACAGCCCTAACGACTGAAATACTGACACTGATGGAGAACCCAAAATGACTGTCGCCAGCAGCGTCAGCAGGATCACTGTGAGCGGAAACAGCTCGGCGACCAGCTTCGCGTTCCCCTTTAAAATTACATCGTCGGCCCACCTGACGGTGACCAAAACCACGTCCGCCGGCATCACCTCCACGCTTACCCTCGGCACGCATTTCAGTGTCAGCGGCGTCGGCTCGGAGTCTGGCGGCAGCATCACCTACCCCTTGTCCGGCACGGCATTGCCGACCGGCGATACGCTGACCATGCGGCGCGTCGTGCCGTTGACACAAACCACAGATTTAACAAACCAGGGCGCATTCTACGCTGAGGTGCACGAGAGCGAGTTTGACAACCTAACGTACGGTCTGCAGCAGCTCTCCGACGACCTGACCGCGCTGGACGCGATCGTCGACGGGCTGATCGGGGATGTGCCCGGCGCGCTGCGGGCCTACTCGTTCACGGGCGACGGCGGCACGGTGCTGTTCAGTCTCGGCGTGACGCTGACCGGCGGCGTGCGCAGCGTGCTGGTCGCGGTCGATGGTGTCCTGCAGGGCATCGGCACGTACGCGGTCAGCGGCACGTCCCTGGTCTTCAGCGAGGCGCCGCCCTACGACAGCTTTATCGACGTGCGGGTGGTCGGCGAGGCCTACAGCATGACGGTGACCGACACGTCACTGGTCACCGCGACGGGCACCACCACACCCCGTACGCTTTCCGACCGGTTCGCCGAACGGATCAACGTCAGAGACTTCGGCGCCCTCGGCAACGGCACCACCGATGACAGCGTCGCCTTCCTGGCGGCGTTCGCTGCGGGCCGGCTGCTGTCCTTCGGCGCCCATATTTACGCCCCGACCGGCAAGTACAACCTCGCGTCCCTGACGGCCAGCACCAGTTGCCTGCGGGTCTTCAGCGGGCTGACGTTTTCCGGCGACGGCTACAACAACACGATGCTGGTCTGGAACGATGACGACGGCATCAGCCTGTTTCGGGGGCCTGCGTCCGGGCGGGCGACAGATGTCATCCTGCGGGACTTCGCGATCCGGGGCACCCAGGACGTGCGCGGCAACAACACCGTGACCGGGGCTTATCCGATCGGCATCAACGCGTGCGACAATATCCACGTCCTGCGTCTCATGATCGAGAAGAGCAGGGCGTTCGGCATCGCGATCCGCTCGTCTGAGAACGTCACGGTTGACGGCTGCACCATCCGGGAGTGTGGCCGTGACGGCATCAACGTCGCGGAAGCCACCCGGTACACTCTGGTCAACAACAACATCTCGAACTGCGACGACGACGGGCTGGCGGCGCACACGTCCCTCGGGACCATCGAGACCACGCCGAACCTTGGGGTCATCGCCAACAACAGGCTGTTCGACTGCCAGGGAATTAAGGTGTTGGGCGCGAGGCACTGCGTCATCGCGAACAATACCCTGGACTGCGTTCGGGCTCAGGGCATTTCAATCGACTGCGCTACGCACAATGGCTCGACGGCGGAAGGTGTCCAGGCGCTCCTGGATGTCATCGTCACGGGCAACAAGATCACGAACGTCATTGACCGCGCGGGCATCGACAGCCTGAACACGGACAACCCCTACATTTCGATCAATGGCAAGTCGGCACAGGCTGGCACGTTGGCGGCGGTGCCGGGGGAAAATGATACCGCAACAGGCACAATAATCCCCTACTACGACTACCTGTCCGCCAACGGCGCGGCGACGACGGTCCCGACGCCGGGGGGCAACGGCATTGTCATTTCCAACAACATCCTGTCCCGCACGCTGAAGGGCGGGGTGGCGTTCTCGACCTACGGTCGCGGGTTGATCTTTGTCCGTGGCGGCTGGGCGGACCCGACCTTGACGACCGCGCATGTCGGCCAGGGTATCGGCGTCCGACTGACCGGCGGCGTTTTGAAGAACGTCCAGATCACCGGGAATATCTTTTCAGGGCTGGCAACGGGCGTCAGTTGCGGCGTCGCGGATAAAATCGCCAACCTGTCGATCAAGAACAACACGTTCTGGGACATCCTCAACTACGGGTTTTTGAGCCACCCCGTGTCGTCCGGGAAGTTGCTGCGGGCGTATATCGAGAGCAACGTCTTTGACATGGACCCGCTGCACTCTCACAGCAACCGGAGCACTAATGGCACGTGGCTGGCAAACGGCGGCCCGACCGGCATTCAATTCCAAAGCGGCGACGGCGTGGCGCTCATCCGCAACAACACCTTCCGTAACCTCGGCAGGGTCAGTGACCGGGACACCGGCACGCTGAGCACCTACGGCCGCTGGGAAGGCAACTACATCGAAGCGGACCCGGCCAGCGTCGGATCGTTCAGCACCTCGAACAAGGGCATCGGCATCATCTACCGCGACAATGGATTTACCCTGGTCCACACGGATTGCGATCCCGCCAGCGCGACCTACGGCTCGATCCTAACACCGGGCGGCGTCGCGGCGTCGTCCATCCCAACGACCGGAAAGTACATCGCGGGGACATTCATCCGAAACTCCAACCCGAGCGTGGCGGCCAGCAAGGTCCTGCTGGGCTGGGCGCGACTGACGACTGGCACCGGTCACGTGTCCGGAACCGACTGGTCGCCGCTCTACTGCACCATTTCTTGAGGGCCTGATCGTGGCACTGACAAAGCTAAAGCACAGAATGATCGGGGACGCGGCTGCGGTGATCACCGACTTCGGCGCAACGGTCGGCTCGGCCGACAACACGGCGGCGATCCAGCGCGCGATCGACACCGGACTGGACGTTCATGTCCCGCCGGGCGACTGGAACCTGACCGGGCCAGTCACGCTGACGACGACGGGCCAGATCCTGACCGGGTCCGGGTCCGATTGCCGCATTCTCAGCACCAGCACGACCGCCGATATCATCCGGGTCGGCAATGGGACGGACGAGATCCGGGGCGTGGTGATCAAGGACATCAACGTCTACGCCACCGTGGCCAAGACCGCCGGGGTGGCGATCCGGCTGCGCGTGGCCGAGCAGTGCGCCCTCGTCAACTGCGGGATTAGTTCGGCACAGGACTACGCAGCGACCGGGGCGAAGCTCTATGACGGCATCACCTTCGAGGAGGGGGCCGACTGCACCATCGACGCCTGCAGCCTGTGGGGCTTCGGGCGCGACGCCATCCGGATCTACGGCGGCGCTGTCCACAATGGCGAGATCAGCATCGTCGGCGGTACATGGATCACCTACGCCCAGCGTTACGGCGTCTACTGCGGCGGCCGGTTCGGGGGCCTTCGCCTGCTCGACGGCGACATCAGCGCGTGCTGGCGCAACCTCTGCATCGACCAACTGCTGACCCCGACTTATCCCAACCGCGAGATCTTCATCGGCAGCAGTTTTTCGATCGACGCCAGCAGCGATGCCAACATCTGGGTTGGGTCCGGGGGCGCATCGACCATCGAGGCGACCGGCATGTGGTGCGCCAGCGCCGGCCGGACGACCGGCGTCGGGCCGAGCGAGACCAATAAAACGGGCATCCAGATCGATCCGGGAAATGGCAGCCTGACGATGCGGATTACCGGCGGCAAAATTTATAATTGCACTGGCGCCGGCATGACGGTCAACGAGGGGGTGATCTTCCTGAACGACGTGCTGGTCACAGACAACGGGGGCGGCGCTGGGCTCAGTGACCATGGGATCTGGGTCGTGGCCGGGGCGGGCAACGAGGGGCCGCTGCAGGTCACCAATTGTTATTTCGGCAGCAATGGCGGCTATGACCTCTATGTCGACGGCCTGCAGGTCTACAGCCGGATCACGGATAATGTGTTCCGGGGCAGCGGCGCCGGGACGTACTACTCAACCACCAATGTGCTGTCTGAGACAAACATCGTCCAGCGTAACATCGGCTATAGGACGAGCAACCAGGGCACCGGCACCATCCTGAGCGGCGGCACCAGTGTCGTGGTCAATCACGGTCTCGCGGCGGCCCCGAGCAACATCCAGGTGACGGCGAATAATACCGTTCCCGAGGGGCGCGGGCTGGCGGTCAGCACCGTCGGCGCGACGCAGTTCACGGTGCTGGTGTCGACCGCGACGGCGGCGGATCGGGATTTCTACTGGTCGGCATCGGTGGGTGTGCAGGTCTGAGCCGGCGCCGTGAAACGCCGCTGGGACTGGCGATGCCTGGCGGTCATCGCCGTCGTGCTCGGCGCGCTGGTCTGGGTCGGCGTGTCGATCGCGATGCTGCTCGCGGAACTCCGGCCGCTGCTGACGGGTCTTTAACGCCTACCCGGTAGCCTCAGCCTCTTTGGCGGAGGGGCGGACATGTGGCGGGTGACGAGTGCGCGCGGGCGCGAGATGATCGAGAGCTTCGAGGGCCGGCGGCATACCGCGTACCCGGACCCCGCGACCGGCGGCAAGCCCTGGACGATCGGGATCGGCTCGACCGGGCCTGATGTCGTGCCGGGATTGACCTGGACGGATGCCGAGATCGACGAGCGGTTCAGCGCGGATCTGAGGCGGTTCGAGGTCGGAGTCAACAAGATGCTGCTGGTTCCGGTCAGCCAAAATCAGTTCGATGCGTTGGTGTCTTTTGTCTATAATTGCGGTTTGCAAAACCTCAAGACCAGCACCTTGTTGCGGTTGCTGAACAGAGGCGAGTATTCGAAAGCCGCCGCTGAGTTTAATAGATGGGTGCATGCCGGGGGGCAATTGCTCCCAGGTCTCGTCCGTCGTCGTCGAGCGGAGGCAGCGATGTTCCTGCAGAAAGACTGAGCGCGCTCCTGCCCCTGCAGTGCGACGGCTGCCGGCGGATCGATCCCGACAAAAGCGAAAGGCTGGCGCGCGCCGTGTTGGCGACGATCGATGACTGGCAAGCCCGGATCGAGGAGATCGCCAGTCATGCCATCCCCGGCAATCGCGTCAGGGCGTTGTCGCTGCTGAAGGACATGGAACAGACGCGGCACTCGTTGCGCCGTCTCGCCGGTCTGGAGCCGGACGCATGACGCCGGAGCGGGAAGTTTTGCGGGCGACCATCGGGTCGATCAACAGTTGGATCGCGGCGCTCCAGGCCTTGAGGACGTGGACACCGGGAACGCGTCGCGCGGTGGGGCACCTGCTGGCGCAGATGGAAACGGGCAGGCAGGCCTTGGAGGCGGTCCTCGAGCGGAATATCGAGGAAGGGCGGGAGTGACCCCGCCCTCCCAGTTTCAGGCGCGGGCTTCGGGGGCTGCCGACGGGCGGCGCGGCGGGGCTTGGGGTTCCTCGCCGTCGTCCATGTCGTCAATCTCCCCGAACATCTCGCGGGCCGCATCAAGCCCGTCATCCTGAGCCGGCTCAGCGGCCGGGGCCTGCTCGGCCAGCGGTGTCGCCAGGATCTGCACAATGTCGGTCGGGCTGCGGATCAGTCTGGCGCTCTTGATTTCCTTGTCCTGGACATAGGCGTTCCAGGCGACGATGACCGACTGAGCCAGTCCGATCATGGTCCGCTGCCTCTTGTTGTCAACGCGCTGGGCCAGCATCGTCGCGACCTTCGGCGGGTCGGTTTTCGTCAGGTTCTGGTCGTCCGCCGCCAAAGTCCAGAACGTTGTGGCGCGGTCGTGGTCCGAATGGACCGTGTAGGTTCCCAGCGCCAGCAGCGGCGGCAGCAGCAGCGCCCGCCGGATCGCCGGTTCGGCCTGCTCCAGACAGGTCAAATACAGCTTCGCGGCGGGATGGTACGCTTCCATGATGCTCAGGCGCTGATCCTTGCTTTTGCTGGCGAGCGCGTCGCGGACCCCGTGGTAGGTGAACTCACCGCTGATATAGGGGACCGCGCGCCCGTAGGCGTTCACTTCCGTATCAGACATATCGTAGCGGTTGCCCAGGTTCATCGCGGCATAGGCGTCAACCCACGTCCGGCTTAAGCCGCTGTCATAGGTGTTGTAGAGGCGCGCCAAGCCGTCCTCGTCGGCGACCGCCTGCCGGATGACAACCAGTTCAACCGGCTTGCCGTAGGAGACGACGGCTTCCAACGTGTGCTGGCCGTTAACCAGATGAGCGTGCCCGTTGAGCACGCCGAACTCGATCTGCGTGTACTTCCTGAAGGTCCCCTTCGCCATCTCGGAAGCCAGAAAGGCTACATGCCTTGGCCGCCGGCTGCGCTGGCGCAGGAAGTGGTTTTTCTTCAGCCACTCGTCGGCCTGTTCCGGGGTGACGAGACCAACTTTGACATCAACGCTATCCGTCATTGCATTCGTCCTCATTGCGAAGGAGATAAGTTTGTGCATAATATACATGCAATGCATACAGTTCTCAGGGGTTAATTCAGATGGGGATACGGCCGCAGTTTCTTCCTCCTCAAGCGGTGAGGGACCTTGGCGTCGAACTGAACGGGGGGAGGGTTCACGGCTGGACCGAAACCATGTCGGATATGCTCGACACTCCCGTCATCACCATCAAAGGCTGGGCGACGCCTCGGACAAGCCGGGCCGCGCGCCCCATTCCCGGCGCCGCCGCGAACCTGCTGATGCTGCTGGTGATCCTCAAGCGCGGCCGAGTATCGATCGAGGGGCTTTACGAGGCTTTGGATGTAGAGGCCAGGAAGTGGCTGGACAGACAAGAGGAGGAGGACTAGCGTTACAATTTGTAACGCTTTGGGGTGGCAATGATGGCTTCAGATGCGACAGTGGCGCACAGGCGTCAAAAGGGTCGTGAGCGACGCAAGAGGCATTATCAACAGCATATCGGGGAACCGAAGAAGCTCCGGCTGCGCCCCGTGTACTTCCCGCCGGACGAAGACCTCCGATTTGAAGCGATGATGCGCAAATATGGCGCGGGCGAAACCATGACCGCGTTCCTGCTGCGGATTGTCATGGATTGGGTAAATCGGATGGAGGCCGCTGAACGGCAGGCTGCACCACCCGCCGAAGCGTTACAAATTGTAACAGAGGAGGCGCCCGCCGAAGCGTTACAAATTGTAACAGAGGAGGCGCCCGCCCCCGCACCTCCTGTGCCGGAACCAGAACCGGAACCTGAGCCGATCCCGTTGGAGCCACCGAAACCGCCTCCGCCACCCGTGATGGGGCGGGGAGCTTGGCTGGCGCCGAAGATCAAGGTGGCGGGCCGCAAAGAGAAAATTGCCAAGACGCTGATCGACGCCGAAAAACGGGTGCCGGTGCGGATCGAGTTCACCCGGAAACACCATCACATCCCTTGGGGCATGCGTCATATGATGTGGGATAACGGCCTGCAGCATCGCGGGAACGTCTGGCGCGGGCGTCTGATGCCAGAGCGAGCGGCACGGATGGCTGAGGAAGTTTCCTCTTGCGACGGCACGCTGGAAATTACCGGCGGTCTGGGCGACGCGCCCAAATGGGCGCCGGGGGAGTATCGGCGGGTCAGAGGGGAATCTTCTCCGCCGGATCAAGCCAGGATCGATCCTCAAGAAGACTCTTCTCAGGGAGAACCTTCTCAAACGGCAGAAAATTCTCAACCTGAATTTTCTCAGGATCGATCCTAAGGAACATTCTTCTCAGCCTGAAGAAAATTCTCAGGAAGACTCTGACGAACCGGGGCGATGGAGGCAACACCGCCCCGGCTCTAAGCCCAACCAAGCTGTTAGGAGCATCGGTATGGCTGACCATGAAAATACCCCAACTCTGCCCGCGATCATATCCTGCGCTGAAGCATTCGCCCGAGGGCTGAGGCGATATTTCACCGGCGAGCCGTGCTTCAGGGGTCATTTAGCTGAGCGGAACGTAAACGGCCTGGGCTGTGTGGCCTGTTTTCAGGAGCGCTATCAGGCGAATGCTGAAGCCAAGAGGGCCAAGGTTCGGGCTTACGAGCAAAGTGACCCTGAAGCCCACAAAAAGCGCCGCGCTCTCTATCGGGCGAAAAATTGGAAACTTATAGTTGAACAGCAATCTGCTTGGCAGGCAGCGCATCCAGAACAGGTGCGGCAGTGGCGGAACAACAGGCGAGCCAGGGAGATGTTTGCGGAAGGTCGTCATACGGCAGAGGATATCCGCAGTATCTACAAGGCGCAGAGGGGCAAGTGCGCTGGCTGTGGGGGGAAGACAGGCGACAACTACCAAGTTGACCACATCAAAGCGCTGTCGCGAGGCGGTTCGAACTGGCCCGCTAATCTTCAAATCCTCTGCCCGACCTGCAACCAACGCAAGGGTGCCCGCGACGCGGAGGAATTTATGCGGTCCCAAGGCTTCCTACTTTAACGGCAGTTTTACCACTTTCGGGTAGTCTGACCTCAGCCGGGACCGAGGAATTTGCCTCAGGGGCGTTTGTCGCAGCCGCCCTGCTTAAGAGGGTCCCGGCACATGGTTTTGGAGTGTGTCGTGAAGCCGGTTTTCAAGTTCATCGTCGCCCGCCTCGGGGAAATTTCCACCTGGAAGGGCGCGTTCTTGATTTTGACCGCAGGTGGCGCTGCCATCCACCCCGATTTGCAGAACGCCATCATCACCATCGGCTTGGCCGTGGTTGGCGCGCTGGGTGTCGCGACGCCGGACCCTGCCCCCTCGGCAGGTGAGTAATGCATCTCGGGCTCGACCATGAAGAATGGGCGCTAACGCAGGCGATCATCGCCCACTACGCCAAGGCGCTCGCCGAAGCGCGCGACAAATGCGCCGACCTTCAGCGCCGGTTGGATTGCGCCAATGAGAGAATGGCGCTGCTGGAGATGTCCGCATACGGGGTGAGTTTCCTCTGATGGGCAGCCTTCCCCGCACACCAAAGCTCTCCAACGTCGAGATCATCGAACGGTACCAAGCCGGACAAAGCATCTCGTTGATCGCGCTGAAATGCCGGACGCCCGATTACCATGTCACTGCCGTGCTGGCGGCGGCGGGCATCCGGCTGCGTGGCCGTTCCGAGGCGATCAGGCTGGCGATACAGACTCGCGGGCAGTGGGCCAGCACCCTGCGCCTGCACAAGCGGTTGGGCCGGGCATGAGATGTTTCACCCGCTGCACTATGACGAGGCGAAGCGATTGGACTTGGCGCTGACCAGGGGGATTAAGGTTGGCCGACAGTACGGCGATGCCCTGCTGCAACCAGCGTGCGCCATGAAGCGTCCGCGCAATCCATATTGGTGCCCGGTTCGGCGTTTCGTGTGGGACTTGGGTTTTGCGCTCGGAGTGTATGACTCGGTCAACTTCCTGACTACCTCTTTAGACAATCAGTAACGCTCTGCTGCTACTCTGATCGGGCGCAGTGGCGGCCGGCTCCGCCCATCCCGTGGAGCGCAGCTTGGAACCGTCGGTTGATCATCGACGGTTTCTTGTGCCGGATCCAATGTCCGACAAGTGATCTTTGTGGACGGTGATAGGATGGTTTGGCCGGTCGGCATAGGCCGTCGCGAACGATACTTTACGGTTCGTCAACGGATCGGCGCTAGGCTGACAACGCTCGTCCTTTCCCTGACGACGGCACTGCTCGTATCCGAACTCGCTCCGCCCGGTCCCGCTTGCTTCGGGCGGAGCTTTTCTTTTTTAAAGAAGCATGCCGAGCGACTGCATATGAACGATAGGGTCGCGGTCGGATTTCCGCTGGTTGCACGGAGGGCATAAGAGTTGGAGGTTTGCCCGGACATTGCTGCCGCCTCGCGCCAGCGGGGTGATGTGATCAATGTGGTAACGGTCGCGGATCGACGTCTTGCAGATAGCGCATTTGCATTTCTGCAGCCTCAACAGATCACCGATGTCCGCAACGGTATGGGTGCCGCCGGCTCTCTTGCGGGCTTTCCGGTTGGCACTATAGGCGCGGTACTGGCCGAGGTTTGCGCGCCTGTAGGCGGTGGCGTAAGCCTTCGCAAGCTCGGGGTTTTCCGCTCTCCACATGCCCCACCGGCGGATCTTTTCGGCATACCATTCCGGGTTCTCCAGCCTGAAACGGAGGTGTCGTTCAGCAATCAGATCCTTGTTGGCGTTGTACCACGCGTTGGCCCGCGCTCGACGTTCGTCCCGATTTTTGGCATACAGGTCTCGCCGGCGGGACTTCACTTTCTCGTAGTTCGCCGCTTTGTAGGCAGCAGCTCTTTGTCGCTCCTTTCCTCTGTTGGCGGCGCGGTATTTGGTAACCGCTTTCTGCTGGATCTCCGGCTTTGCTGCGTGACGGGCTCGCTGCTGAGCCAGCATCTTTTCATGGTTCTTGCGGTAGTATTCATTTTGATATTCGCGGATCTTGTCGCGCTTGGCGGCAACCGCCAGCTTGGCGCACTCGATACATCCGCCTTTAGTGTTTTGTTCGGCTATATGTCCGCGCTTACAGGGCTTGTTGAGGAAGTATCGCTTCAACCCTTTGGCAATAGCGTCTTTGCGTGAAATGATTTCGGGCAGATGCTGCCCTATGATGTCGTCAGCCACGGTCAGCACCTTCACTGCTGGTTACGGTCAGGGTCGGCGGACGTCTGAAGCGTCCGCTGACTCGATCATCTTACCCTGGACCGGCGGTCAGTGGGACAGGGGCAAAGTTTGTAGCGCCTTGGCGACGGCATCAATAAAGGCTACATCCTCCGGCGTGCCGAAGACCTTGGCCCCTGCGGCCAGTTCGCCCAGGTCGATGCTTTGCAAATGGTGGATGGCCGCCCGGACACTCCGGAGTTCGATCTGGAGGACAGCCTTGGTCAGGTTCATGGCTGCTCCTTCCGGCGTCGGGCTCTGGCAGCGGCAGAACTGGCCTTGCTGGTATCTCCGGCGGGGCGGCGGGGGACGTTGTGGGCACGCAGGCGGTGGTAGATCGTGGCCGCCGTGGTGCCGGCGCGGTCGGCGATGGTGGGACCGCTCAAGCCGTCCACTGTATAGAGCCTGATGATTTCGGCATCGTCCATCGTCAGCGTCTTCGTGCTGCGCGGGCCACGCGGGCGCGTCGTTCCGCCGGACCTCCGGACCAAGTACAGGACCGTGTCGGGCGGGCAGTTGGCGCGGGCACCGATCGAGGTGGTGTCTTCTCCAGCCTCGTAGGCGGCGATGATCTCGCGATCACTCAACGTTCGACTACGGCCGCGAATGTAAGAAACCATCGGCTGTTCCTGGTCAGGACTGGCCGACCTTAGCAGTTTTACAGCGGTGATACCTGCGGATTGGCTATGCCGCACCGCCGAAATGATAATAAAATGCTGGCGTACTGCGCAAACTCGCCTATTGAATTACTCCAATGAGTCATTTGCCTGCGATTTGAGCAAGTGCAGGGCCGGGCCGGCAAGCAGAACTGCCTTTTTGCAGGCAGTATTCTGCTCTTTGTTGGACGGCTATTAATTAGGATTTGCGCCAATACTCCGGATTGATCTGTCGAAAGGACAGTTGTCATCATGCTCATTAGCACATGCTAATGCATTTTTACGCAAATGTTTCCCGGATATGGAAAATCTCGTTTGATGTTTTCTCGGGGCAGGGATACCGTGTGACAGGCCGGTGACACACCGGCACATTGCATGTCCCTCCGACTACGCGTTCAGTGGAGGTATCTGGGAATTTCGGCGCAAGTGCAACAAACTTACGCAAATGCCTTGCCGCAGTGCAATAACTGAGGCAAACGTACCTGAGCAATACATGGTTAGAGCCCGGCTTTCTGTACCAAAGCGTACGGCCGGTTCAAGTTTCTAGAAGTGGGTGACGCCGGCCTATCCCGACCAAAGGCAACCGGCGCCACCCGAAGCCCAACCAGAACTCCGGTTCTGACTTTCGCCTGAACTTAGTTCTGATTATCCAACCCACGAGACCGATGCCCATGAGCCAGACTCGCATCAAACTGACGCCGCCTGCCCGGCTTTGCAAGCATTCAACTCAATATGCCAGCTACGCATTTGGGTGCGGCGCATCGGCGGATAGGCGTAGCCGTTTCCCCGTTCGCGCGGGCGCTCGGCCGTGAAGCCGACCGACAAATACCGCGTCGCCGACAACCGGCTCATGCGCAACGGCGAGGAGCTGGTCGCCGGGCCGCTGTGGTGGCTGGAGCGGTTCCGCGATGTCCTGAACGCGGCCGACCCCGACGACATGCGCGTGCCGGCGACCGTGCGTGCGCTGATCGGACTAACCAGAGATTGCAGTTTTGCCCCCGGCGCTCGGCTGCTGGCGGATGGCGTGCCGTTGAAAATGGTGACGAAGCAAAAAGGCGTCCGGCCGGTCACGCGGAGGGCCGGATGAAGGACCGCACCCTCACGGTCGGCGCGGTGATTGCGGTCTGGGCCACCGGCACGTTCGTCGGCTGGGCGCTGGTCGCGCTGCTGGCCTGGGGGCTGGCGCCGTGACAGTTGCCATGCTAGACACGGCGCGGGCGGCTGGCTCCCGTCAACAGTTTCATCTCGCCGGTGGGCTTGTTGTCTGTGGGCCACGGCCGGTCGCCCATGTCCATTCCGGACAGCCTCTTGGACTTGAGTTTGAGTCTTCGGACTCGTTGACCTCACGATTTGACTGGACCCGCGACAATGGAACGGCGCGGGTTTTTTTGCGCCGCCGTTGTGCAATTAAACGTTGCGCCGCGACTCAGGCAGGCGCAGGGTGGGCCACGCGCACCTCGCGTTTCCTCCCTGCTTCGAGCAGTGATCCTGACCCCGGTGTCTCCAGCGCCGGGGCTTTTTCGTGCTCAGGCGGCAGTGGATTGCAGCCGTTCGTTCTCGCGAATTGCCAGACGCCGCATGTATTCGGCGCGGGTCGGGAGATCCTTCTCTCGGCGGCGGAGGTCGTCGACCACTTCCAGCCACGCAGAGTCAACGCGCAGTTCAAATCGCTCGGTTCGGCCTGTGTTTGGTCTAGCCATGGTTGCATCCGGAAAAGTGGGGTTTCCCGGAATATACGTTTGTGCCGAATTATCGTCAATAACTCGGAAGAAACTCCGTTATCGTCATTGACGTTATTTACGGCAACAACGTATTCTCGAGGCATCAACCACACAGGTGCCCCGATGAAATCCCTCCCCACCCTAGCCGCTGCGGCGGCTCTCTTCACCGGCTTCACGGTCTTCGCCGGCCTCTCCAGCCCGGCGCGGGCCGAGGAGTCTCAGGAAATTAGCGTCGTCGAGGGATGGCATATCTTCAAGAACAAGACTTGGTGCTCTGGCGGGGCGCTCTTCAAAAACGATACGGGGATGGCCGTCAACATCGGCGTGTCCGGGTCCGCGACGATCGTTCTCTCCAGCGATCATTGGGATATTCCGGAGGGCAAGTACCCGGTTGTCGTGGCGGTTGACCGGATGGCGCCGGCCACCTTTCAAGCCAAGGGCAAGGGCACACTCGTCACGCTGCAGTGGTCAATGGACGCTGATGAAATCAACGTCATGTCCAACGGCGCTGTGTTCCGCGCGACGGTCGGTCGAGAAATCTTGGAATTCAGTCTTGCCGGTTCAACCGCGATGCTTGAGGCGGTTGGGCGCTGCGTCGGGCAACTCGCCTCCGCCAATCCCTTCGCGGGCTCCCCCGCTGCCAGCAAGACGCCCCCCGCCAGCACTGAGACTCCCTCCAACCCGTTCCGGAGGCTTTGACATGACCAACCCGTACATCATCGAACGCCGCGCATCGTCGTTTGAAAGCGTTTTCCCCCGCCTCAACGCCCGGAAATGGGACTGGGCCGAAGAGCTTTTCCTGGAGCTTGGGTGCCCCGCCGCTGCCGAGCGCGCAGCGTCGTTCGCCGCTGAAGAACGGATGCTGGCTGACCGGCTCGACGGCATCACACCGATCGGCTCCAACGAGGATGTCGCAGCGTGACAGGCTACCCCATCCACCCCGACGCCGTGCTCGACCGGATCGACCTGCTCAAGTGCGAGATCGACCACCTGCGCAGCCTCAACGCCGCGATGCTGGCGGCGCTGGAGGCTGTCGCGGCGGACCTCGCCGACGAACACAGCGAGGCCTGGGTCACCCCGCCGGTGAAACGCCGGACGCTGGCCGCCATACAGGGAGCCCGATCATGAGCCGCATCAGCTTGAGCCCTACCACACCCGACCTGATCCGCGACTTCATGCGCTTCGTCGCGCCCTCGGTCGGGGCGAAGTCGGTGCGCACCCCGCGCGTGCAGCTTTCCGGAGCCGTGCGCGACGGTGCCGGGCCGGCAAAAATCATCGAGTACGCCGTCGACGGCGAGATCGTCGCCCGGCTGGTGCGGGCCTGCGGCTCGGTCGAGTGCTGGCTGCGGGCTGACATGGCTACTGCCACGCTCGTTGCCAGGGTCGAAGACGTGGCGGAAACCGAGCGCATGAAGGCGCGGGTGCTGGACGATTACCGCCACGCATCGCCGCAGCACGCCCGTGACCAGCGGGCCGAAGAATACGTCTTGTCCTCCAGCCTGATCCACGCCGCTGCACGCAGGCAATCGACGCTCGGCCGGCTCTACGACATGAACGCACGCGGCGACAAGGTGCGCGGAAATTTGGTGGCGGCGCTCGACCGGGCCGTCAAAGCGGAGGGTGGAGCGAAATGACGAACATCACGAACCTGCCCGTGGCGCAGCAGTCCGACCCGTCCGAGATCATGTCGCAGGTCCTGCTGGCGGGCGACCTCAGTAAGTTGAGCCACGAGGAGCGGACCCGATATCTCATGGCGACCTGCAGCAGCCTGGGGTTGAACCCGCTGACGAAACCCTTTGACTACATCCGGCTTTCCGGGCGGGAGGTTTTGTACGCCACCAAGGGCTGCGCCGACCAGTTGCGCAGCACCCGCCGCATCAGCCTGGAGATCACCGACCGCAAGATCACCAACGACCTGCTGGTGGTCACCGTGCGGGCGACGGCACCGGACGGCAGGACCGATGAGGACATGGCCGCCGTCAGCGTCAAGGGGCTGGCCGGGGAAGCGCTCAGCAACGCCATGATGAAATGCACCACCAAGGCCAAGCGACGCGTGACGCTGTCGATCTGCGGCCTGGGCATGCTGGACGAAAGCGAGGTCCGGTCGGCGATCGAGGCCGAGGCTCTGGCCGGCCCAGTGTCGCCGGAACCCCTGAAGCTGAAGGCTCCGCCTCCTCCACCTCCCAAGGTTCCCAAGCCCGCGATCAAGGTCAAAGTCCCCGGCGGCTGGGACCCCGTCCAATTCTCGCAGGATGACGGGCTGGAGGGTGCGTTGCGCCAAGCCATGGAGTTCATGACGGGCGCCATCATCGACGGTGGGCCGACCATCGTGTCCATGAACAACAAGCTGCTCGACCGCATCGCCGAGGTGGTCCCGGACATGGCCGACGAGGTGTCGGAGCTTCGCGCGGCGGCGGCCGAGGCGCTGGCCCCCAAGGACGAGGACGAGACGCAGGACACCTTCGTCGAGCGCTTCGTCAACGGCGACGATGCCGAGGCGGATGATTTTCCAGGCACGGTTCCGCCTCAGCCCAACCCCTGACTCTCACGGGCGCCCCGGTTTTTACCACCGTTGGCTGGGGCGCTCTTTTTCGCAATCCGGAGATCCCCATGAGCAACGCGGCACTTAACAAGCAGAAGCCCCCGCTTTTTACAGCGGGGGCTGCCGTCATTCAGCGGGTGGGCGGTGCCGTGGGTGTCTTGGTTTCAATCCACGCTCCCGCGCGGGGAGCGACCAACCCGAAAACTCTACGCGGAATGCGTCGATTGGCGGAGGGAAATTGAGAGTGAATGCCGCGCCTATCGATAATTGGGGTCCGTTCGCCGAGGCCATCGGGGGCGCCGAGCGCCTTGCGCGCCTGCGGGCGCTGCGGGCGTTTCTCCAGGACACGCACGGGGTAGGCCACCCGCTCTACCGCGCGCTCTACTTCGCCGAGAGCAATGAGCCGGAGGACTTGGCCGCGCTGTCGCTGGAGCTGGAGCGGTTCCCGGCGCTGGACAGGCGGAAGCTGCTGGCGCGCTGGGCCGCGATGTTCGCCTTCAAGGCGCAGCGCGACGCGGAGGGCCGCTGATGTGCTGGAAATGCCGGGCGATCGAAGAGATCACCGCCGAAGAGATCCGGCGCGAGCGCGCGGAGATGTGGGCCACGGCGATCGCCTTCGTGGCGGAGCGGTACCGGCTCGATGACGCCGACGCGCTGCGCCACGTCCGGCTGCACGCCATCAACGGACCAGGAGTTTCCCAGTAGTGGCCGGCGCGATCCCGATCACCGTCAAGCCGGCGGAGGGCGAGATGCTCCGCTCGCTCAACGACGTCCGCCTGTCGCAGCTCCTCACGGTGCTCGACGAGCTGGGATGGGACTGCGCGCGGGTCGCCCTGGTGGCGCTCGCCGACGAGCAACAACACGAAAACAACAAACGTTCTAGGGAGATCGACGATGATGACACTTGCGGAACCACCGCATCGGTGGGACGCTGAAACAGCAACGGCCCCAGTGCTGCAAACACTGGAGCCGGCCGGCTATCGAACTGGTCGATGGCTGGTCGCAGCGGAGAGCGCCCGCCTTGAACCCTGGTACGGTTCCAAGGATGGCTGTGCTGTGCCCTTTCGTCAAGGGGGCTCATGCGCGGGCGGGCTCCGCTCTTCGATATGGAGGGCGTAGAGCGTGGCTTACCATCTGCTTCAGAAGATAATCGACACCCCCGGCATCCCGGTGATGCAGAAGGCGGTGTTGGTCGTCCTGGCTCGGCATTCGCTTGAAGACGGGACCAACAAAAAATCTCCCAGTGTTCAAACGATGGGCGACAAGGCCGGCATGTGCGCCAAGGCGGCGCGCGTGGCGCTGCGCGGTTTGGAGGAAGATGGCTGGATCATCGCCCTTGGAAAGAAGTCCGGCGGGCGGAAAATCACCACCCATTACATGATCGTGGCGGGCCGGTTCGAACCGGAGAAAACGCGGAACGACAGTCCGCCTTTCGACGAAGAAACCCGGTCCCACGTACCGAGTAATGGGCACGACCCCGCAGGCGAAAGGCGGTACGACAGTCCCTTAAACACGGTACCACGTACCGCCGAAGAGGTTCTTGAAGAGAAAGTAAGTAAGGGGAGTCTGTGTGAGTCGTTGGAGTCCGCTCCGTGCGCACCCGTGCGCGAGGCGGCACACACACAGGGCGCCCCGGTTTCTTCTGAAACAAAATCAGCGGCAGGAAGCAACGTGGTCCCGTTCGTCCCGCCGGGAAGCCGGGAGGCGCTTCCGGTTGGCTGGGTGCTGCCGGACGAGTGGCGAGCTTGGGCGCAGGAGGCTGGCCAGAGCGGCATCGACAGCGCGGCTCGGCGCTTCGCCATGCACTGGCGGGGGCGGGGCGTGAAGAGCGCGGCCGAATGGCGTGAAGCCTGGGAAGTGTGGGTCACCGAAAACATCGAGCGGGGATACGGCAATGGCGCAGGACGTAACACCGATCAACGGCGGGGCCATGGGGACCTTGCTGCCGTCGTTAAGTCCGATCTCCCTGGATGGTTTGGCTACGCCGAAGGTGGTTCAAACCCTTGGTGAGGGCGCGGAAGCGGTGGTTGCCCCTGGTGTCTGGAAGATGCCGAACGTCGTCACCGAGCCGATGATCCTGGAATACCGCCGCTGGCTGGAGGCGCTGCGTAAGTGCGATGCCCCGGCGCAGGACGGGCGTATTCGCGTGTGGCTGTCGAAGCTGCTGTTTGGGCTGAGCGGCAACCACTCGGAAGAAATGATCCGCGCCAAGATTTCCGCCTTCGCCTTCGCTTTGGACGACAAGCCTGCGTTTTGCTTCGATGACCGGGTGCTGAAGCGGGCGCAGAAGCACTTCAAGAGCTTCTGGCCGTCCGCCGGAGAGTTGATCGAGTTCATGGAGAGGATTGAGGCTGAGACGCGGGTCAAGGAAGATCGCGCCTGGAAGATCATCAACGATGGCCCCCGTGCGGCAGGGGCACCATCCACGCTACGGCCCTGGGCGGAAGGCGGCGCGGAGGACAACACGCAGCGGAACCGCGAGCAGGCTGACCGGGAGCGACGGGAGTTGGTGGAGATCATCCGTCAGCGTGATGCCGCCGACGGCAAGTGGGCCGCTGATGCTGTCATGCCGACCCAACTGCCGGGCGAGAGCGCCAAGGCTTACGTGACCCGGCTGAACAAGCACACCTTCGAGCAGATCGACGAGGGAGCGAAGGCTCGGCGGAAGGACGAGGAGCGGCGGGCGCGGGCCGCCGAGATCGACGAAGCCGCGAAGACCCCGAGGCCCGTCAAGCGACCGGTGAACCCGCCGCCAACCGACGAGCAGATGAAAACCGCCTACGGCGCGACCGACATCAAGGCCAAGGACGTGCGCGAATCGCAGCCGGCCGACGCGGGGGCAGCGCCATGACGCAGCCGACGCAGCAGTTCTTCGCGATCGCCGCGACGATGCACGAGCGGGGCGAGGCGCACAGCCGCTACCGAGCCGAGCTGGTGTTCTGCTTCGCCGAGGACGCGGACGCGGCCCTGGTCGCCCTGCGCAGCCAGGTGGCGTCGATGCGCCCCGGCTGGGAGATCGTCAGCACCGCGATCCGCCTGGTGCCGCGACTGGCGGAGACGTCTGATCCGGGAGACCCGCCATGCACCTGATCGTGATCGCGTGGTGCGAGTTCTGGCTGGCGGTGCTGACGCCGCTGCCGCCCCCGCCGGAACGCCGGACGGCAACGATCTACCACCTCGACGACTACCGACCGACCAACGACAACGACACCAACGGCAAGAAACCACCCCGGAGGGCAGCCTGAATGCGGACTTGGACGACAGACGGAATGCTGGTGACGCGGCGCATGTACGAGCGGCGGCTGGATGAGATGTTCGGCTCCAGCGTCGGCGGCCGGGTGATGACCTGGACCCGCAACGCCGGGCTGGTGCGCACCGGCAAGCAGGGGTGCGCCCACGACCGGCAACTGACGGGGCGCGAACGGGCGGCGCTGATCCTGACGGCGGCGCTGGTGACCTCGACCAACCTGACGCTCGACGGCGCGACGAAGCTGATCACGGCGCGGCCGGACTGGATACGGCACGCCATGGCGGTCGCCGTCACCGGCGAGGACCTCGTGCTTCACCACGCCGTCAGCCGGCATCTGACGGTCGAGGTGACGATCGGCAACGCCGTGCTGCGCGACCCGGAGTTCGGCGTCGCCGGGCTGGCGCTGGCGATGGAGGCGGCGTAATGCCGGGCCGCTCCTGCCCCGGCTGCGAGCAGAGCGTCGAGGACGCCTGCTGCGGCATCACGCCGGAGCGGCTCTGCGGGCTGTGCGAGCTGCTGCCGGGCGAGACGCTGGAGGCCTACGCCGAGCGCTGGAAGGTCCGCGACACCGTGCCTCTGGTCGAGCAGGTCGTCGTTGCGAAGCGGAGGCGGACATGATCCGGGCCGAACAGAAGCGCGCCGCCCTGTGCGTCATGCTGGCGGCGTGGCGGTCCTACGGCGACCGGGCGTTCCGGGTGAACCGCTTCGGTGATCACTGGAAACCGCTGCACGACGCCGAGATGCTCGGCTGGACCACCTGGATCGGCGACCGATGCAGGCTGACGGCGCGAGGCATCGAAGAACTGATTCCGTTCGGCGTCAAGGTCGAGGCGGAGTTGCAGACCATGGCGGAGGTGTCGGAATGAGCGCCGCCCCGCAACGGGTCAGCCGGAGCGCGCAGGACGCCGCCGAGATGGCCCAGGCCGCCCAGGCATCGGCCGAGAGCGCGCGCTACGAACGGCTCGAGCAGCGCGTCCGGCGCACCATCAACGCGCTGTTCTGGACCCTGGCGACGCTGTGGCTGGCCGGGCTGGCCGTGATATTGGGCTGGCAGTGGGGGCATTGGCGTTGAAGGCGGAAGAGCAGCTCCACCGGAGCGTCGTCCAGTTGCTGGCGCTCTACGAGCAGCGCGACTGGCTGGCCTATGCGCATTGCCCCAATGGCGGCTTGCGCAGCGCGGCCGAAGCTGGCCGGTTCCGCGCCATGGGCGTTCGGGCCGGCGTGCCAGATTTGCTGGTGTGGATCAGGGGCGGGCGATCGATCGGCATCGAACTCAAAGCCGGGCGCGGCAAGCTCAGCCCCGAGCAGATCTACTGGCACGTGAGGGTCGCCGGCCTGGGGCACCGGGTCTACGTCTGCCGGTCCATCGACGAGGTCGAGGCGGTGCTGCGGGCCGAGGGGGTGCCGGGAATAGGCCAGATCGCCGAAATTCGGTCTGTCAGTGCGGTCAAGCCTCTGTCCGGTGTCACCGAGCCGGAAAACGTCAGAGGCCATTCAGCGGCGCTTAAAACGGCTTCTGGAGCTATCGAGTGACCATCCCCGACGAAGATGCGCGCCGCAAACCGTCCCGCCTCTCGGTCGAGCGGCTGGCCGATGGGTTCGGTGAGCGGACCCGGATCAAGCCGATGGCCGAGGTCCTGGAGAACAGGGGCGCCATCAGCCCGAGGCAGGCGCGTGCCGCTGCGAGGATCTATGCCGCATGGGCGCTCGGCATCTGCGGTGCCCGTAACGCCGACGCATCCGGCAACGGCTCCGATCCCGGCGGCTACACCGATGCGCAGCTCGACGCGCTCCGCGAATACCGCCTGATCCGCGATGCGGTCGGCCCGAGGCTGTGGCCGGCCGTCTTCGCAACGGCGGTGGAAGATCTTAGCCCGGCTCGCTTTGCCAATGAACGCGGAAGAGGCATGCATAAAGCGGCTGCCGTGGAACTGCTCAGGATCGGTTTAGATATCGCCGGAGATGCCATCGGCGACATGTAGCTACGCCGGACGCGGGGCTATTTTTGTTTATTAGTCATCAGCTACTGTCTGTCTCGACGCAACAACACACAGACGGAGACGATGCGATGAACTGGAAACGTGGGCTGATACGGCTCTGGCTTTTGGCCAGCATCGTCATAACCGGATCCATCGCCTGGGGCGCAGGGGAAGACATCGAGTACGAGTGCGGCAGGTCCGAGCGGAATTGTCTTATCCAATTGTTAGACGTCGCCGTCCTGTCCGTCGCGGGTTCCGTCGCGCTTCTCATCGTCGGCGTGATTGCCGTCTGGGTTGTGCGCGGCTTCCGGCGGGAGGAGGCTCAGGCATGACCGCCGTCTCCCCGGATAATCTCGCCGAGACCCTGAAAGCCATCCTGGCGCACCTCGTCCGCATCGAAACCCGCATGGATCGCATCGAGGAGGGACAACAGAAACTCCGCGTCGAGATGGCCGAAGTGAGCGGACGGGTCAGCCAGCTTCCGACCAGTTGGCAGATGCTCACGGCGATTGTAGCAACGGTCTTCACGGTGACGGCGACGACGGCAGGCGTCCTGTTCGCCGCGCTGAACTATGCCAAGACGCTTTGAGGGCGCCATGACCACTACGCCCCTCGACCTGGACGAACAGATCGCCCGCATCCGCCTCGCCCAGGAACAAAGCGACAAGTTCCACGCGGAACAGCGCAAGCTCATCGCCGAAGCCGAGAAGCACAACATCGATCGATGGCTCGCCCCCCTCATCGCCGGGGTAACGATGCTGGGCGCACTGACGGCCGCCGTCGCCTCCGTCATCATGCTGCTGAGGTTCACGCCATGACCACACCCAAGCGACGGCAGGTAATGGCCAGGGCGCAGGCGGCGCTCCGACGCCGGGAGCGGGAACGCGGCATCGTCCGCGTCCTCGTCAAGGTCCACATGCGGCGCCGGCCCGAACTGGAGGCCCTGCTCGGCGACTGGATGCTCGAGGATCTGGCGCCACCACAGATGCCACCAGATGTTGAGGAACCTTGACGCCGGGCACCAGCAGTGGTACGCAGCAGATATGCGCGAACACGCATCCTCGAATTCAGCCGGCAAGGGAAACCTTCGCCGGCTCTTCTTTTGACCGGATTACATGTTCGATACCATCGCCAAGGCCGTTGCGGACTGGACCGGCCGACCGCTCGCGTTCGTCTGCGCCCTGGCGCTGGTGCTGATCTGGGCCGCAACAGGACCGCTGTTTGCATATAGCTCAGGCTGGCAATTGTTCATCAACTCCACCACCACCGTGATCACGTTCCTGATGGTCTTCGCCCTGCAGTACGCCCAGAATTCCGACACGGCTGCCCTGCACGCCAAGATCGACGGACTGATCGCCGGATGCTCCACCACCAGCAATGCCCTGCTCGACCTCGAGCATCGGCCGCGCGACGAGGTCGAGGCCGCGAAACAGCGCATCGTTGAGGGGAGCCCTTGACCGCTCTCACCGTCGTATACCTGCCGATTGAGCGGCTAATCCCATATGCCCGGAACAGCCGTACGCACAGCGACGCCCAGGTGGCCCAGATCGCCGCCAGCATTCGAGAATTCGGCTGGTCTAATCCAGTCCTGACCGACGGCGACGGCGGCATCATTGCCGGTCACGGTCGCGTCCTCGCCGCCCGTCAACTCGGCATGCCGGCCGTCCCATGCATTCGGCTCGGCCATCTCACCCCGACGCAGCGCAAGGCTCTCATCCTGGCCGACAACAAGCTGGCGTTGAATGCCGGCTGGGACGAGAGCCTGCTGTCGCTCGAGCTGCAGGACCTGCAAAGCGACGGCTTCAGCCTGGAACTGACCGGCTTCAGCGGTGACGAGCTGGCCGACCTGCTCGCCGACCGCACCGAAGGCCTGACCGATCCCGACGACGCGCCGCCCGCCCCCATCAACCCGGTCAGCGTGCTGGGCGACGTCTGGGTCATGGGCAAGCACCGCATCGTCTGCGGATCGTCCACCGATGCCGACGCCGTCGCCAAGGCGCTGAACGGGGTCTCGCCGCATCTGATGGTCACAGACCCGCCGTATGGCGTCGAGTATGATGCAAGCTGGCGTCTCGCTGCCATGCCGGAGAAGAACACGAAGAACGGCTCCCACGGCATCGTCATGAACGACGCCACCGCCGACTGGCGCGAAGCCTGGGCGCTGTTCCCCGGCGACGTGGCCTATGTGTGGCACGCCGGACTGTTCAGCGGCACCGTTGCCGATAGCCTCGCCGCCTGCGACTTCACCCTCCGCTCGCAGATCATCTGGGCGAAAAGCAATTTTGCCATCGGGCGCGGCGACTACCACTGGCACCACGAGCCGTGCTGGTACGCCGTGCGCAAGGGCGGCACGGGTCATTGGGTCGGGGACCGGAAGCAGAGCACCATCTGGCAGATCCCGAAGCCGCCGAAGTCCGAAACCGGCCACAGCACGCAGAAGCCGGTCGAATGCATGAATCGCCCGATCGAGAACAACTCGTCGCCGGGGCAGGCCGTTTACGATCCATTCGTCGGCAGCGGCACGACAATTATAGCTTGTGAACAGACGGGGCGGTGCGCTCTCGCCGTTGAACTCAATCCCGCTTACTGCGACGTGTCGGTCCTGCGCTGGCAGAATTTCGTCGGCGCCGAGGCGGTGCTGGAAGCCACCGGCCAGACCTTCGCCGACGTGTGCGAGCAGCGCTACGCCGCCGGATCGCTGGAGCACGGCGCAGCCTGCTACGACGAGGCCGTGGCGGCGGCCCGCAAGCTGATCGAGGCCGCCGAATGACAGGATTTTTCACCAGTTGAAACACGACGATGAAGTGTTGCGCGAAGCTGGTCGCCCGCCGCACCAGCCTACCGATGCTGATCGTGCCAAGGTCAAGGCACTGGCAGCCTACGGCACGCCGCAGGAGCAGATCGCGCGGGTGTTCGATATCCACGTCCAGACGCTCCGCACCCACTACCGCGATGAACTTGACTTCGGCGTGATCGAGGCCAACGCGCAGATTGCCAAGACGCTGTTCAACCAGGGCGTCAAGGACGGCAACACGGCCGCGCTGATCTGGTGGACCAAAAGCCGCATGGGCTGGAAGGAAAAGCAGGACGTCAACCTCTCCGGCGGACTCAACCTCAACGTTGTAACCGGCATCGACCGTGCTCCAGACGACAACGACAGTTAGCACCGGCTACGTGCCGCACAAGTTCCAGCGGGAGATCCACGCCGGGCTGAAGCGGTTCTCAGTCTGTGTCGCTCACAGGCGTTTTGGCAAGACCGTGCTCGCGGTAAACACGCTCGTGGATGCGGCACTCCGCTGCCGCAAACCTGATGGGCGGTTCAGTTACATCGCGCCGTTCCGCTCCCAAGCGAAGGCGGTGGCGTGGGACTACCTGAAGAAATTCGCTCTCACGGTCCCCGGCACGCTGCTCGCCGAGGCTGACCTGTCGGTGGAGTTCCCCAACAAGGCGCGCGTCAGGCTCTACGGCAGTGACAATCCGGACAGCATGCGAGGGTTGTATTTCGATGGCGCTGTACTCGACGAAGTTGCAGACATGCGCCCAGAAACGTGGGGAGAGGTAGTCCGGCCAGCACTGTCGGATCGTCTCGGGTGGTGCCTCTTCATTGGTACTCCAAAGGGGCCTAACTTGCTGCACGACCTGTTCCTCCATGCCCAGGAAGACCCGACTTGGTTTGCGGGCTTCTACCCCGTGGATGAGACGGGTCTGATTGCCGAGAGCGAGCTGGAGCTTGCCCGCGCCGTCATGTCGACGAATAGCTACCGCCAAGAGTTCCTGTGCGATTTCACTGCTTCCAGCGACAATGTCCTGATACCGGTGGACCTCGCCAGCGACGCGGCGAAGCGCACCGTTGACGAACGGTTGCTCGCCGGTATCCCCAAGGTCTTGTCGGTGGACGTCGCCCGGTTCGGCTCAGATCGTAGCGTAATCTTCCGCCGCTGCGGCCTCGCGGCCTACACGCCCATCGTGCTGGAAAGCGTCGACAACATGACGCTGACGGGTCGGGTGGTGAACGAAATCATCACTTGGCAACCGGATGCCGTGTTCGTCGATGGCGGTCGGGGCGAAGGTGTCATTGATCGCTTGAGGCAATTGGGGCACGACGTCATCGAAGTCAACTTCGGTGCCAAGGCCAACAATCCCCGTTACGCGAATTTACGCACGGAGATGTGGGACACGATGGCGCAGTGGCTGCGCCAGGGCGGTGTCTTGCCACCAGTACCAGAACTCAAAGCGGATCTGTGCGGGCCGACATATTCCTTCGATGCACAGAACCGCATGATCCTGGAACCCAAGGATCGCCTGAAAGAGCGCGGTCTTCGCTCTCCGGATCTGGCCGACGCATTAGCAATCGGGTTTGCGTACCCCGTCCATCCCCGCATCGCCCAGCATGGCCCCGCCAGGGTCCAGCATGAGTACAATCCGTACGAGGCCGCATGATGAAGTGGACAACCTGAAATTGTGCATGGGCGGCCGGGCTCCCAAGCCTCCTCCTCCTCCTGCCCCGCCCCCGCCTGCGCCGACGATGGCCAGCCCGGTGGTGCAGATGGCGCGCGACGATGAGAAGAAGCGCGCCCGGCTCGCGGCTGGCCGGGCATCGACCATCCTGACCGGCGCCCAAGGCCTCGCCGCTCCGGCGACGGTCGGGCAGAAAACGTTGCTGGGCGCTTAGCGAACTCATGCCAGACACGATGATCGGGGCCGGCCGTGGCTACGGACACGATGCCTCACAGCCGAAGCTGTGCTTCGAGCGCAGGCTGGCGACGCTCAAGCAAGAGCGGTCGTCATGGATGGCGCACTGGCAGGACCTCGCCCAATACGTCCTGCCGAGGGCTGGTCGGTGGCTATCGAGTGCCAACAATCGCGGCGACCGGATCAACGACAAGATCTACAACAACACCCCGACCTTCGCGCTGCGCACCCTGGTCAGCGGCATGATGGCCGGCATCACCAGCCCGGCGCGGCCCTGGTTCCGGCTGGCGGCACCAGACCCGGAACTGATGGAGGTGGCCGGCGTCCGCTGGTGGCTGCACGACACCGAGCGGCGCATGCGCGTCGTGTTCAATCGGTCGAACGTCTACAACGCGCTGAGCGCCGTCTACGAGGAACTCGGCCTGTTCGGCACGGCGGCCATGGTGATCGAGCCGGACACCACCGACCTGCTCCGCTGCTATCCGCTGACGGCCGGCGAGTACATGCTGGGCACGTCCGGCCGCATGATCGTCGACACCGTGTACCGCGAGCTGCGGATGACCACCGGGCAGTTGGCCGACCGGTTTGGGGAAGATGCCGTCAGCACCACGGTGAAACAGCATTTACGCCGCGGTGAGGTGGATGTCTGGATTGACGTGATCCACGCCATAGAACCCAATCGCAAACGTGAGTACGATAAGGCCGACCGCAAGAACAAGGCGTGGCGGTCGGTGTACTTCGAGGCCGGCAACGACCCGGACAAGCTGCTGTCGGACAGCGGCTATGACGACTTCCCGGCGATGTGCCCGCGCTGGTACGTCAGCGGTACGGATGTGTATGGCCGATCCCCTGGCATGGACGTGCTGGGCGACGTCAAGGCCCTGATGATCCTCGAGCGGCGCATGGCGCAGGGCGTCGACAAGACCACCAATCCCCCGATGGTCGGACCGTCGAGCCTGAAGAACGCGGTCGTCAACCTGCTGCCCGGCGGCGTGACGTACGTCGATGGACAGACGCGCGACGTGTTCCGCCCGGCGTATCAGGTCAGCTTGCCGCTGGGCGAGTTGGACACCCTCATCCAGCGCCACGAGCAGCGTATCCAGCGCGGCCTGTATGCTGACCTGTTCTTGATGATCTCGCAGGAAGAGGACGTCCGTACCGCGACCGAGATCAGGGTCAGGCAGGAGGAAAAACTCCTCGTGTTGGGCCCCATGCTGGAACGGTTGCAGGTCGAACTGCTCAATCCGCTGATCGACCGCACGTTCAAATTGATGTTGCAGGCTGGCCAGATCCCGGAGCCTCCGCCGGAGCTTCAGGGTGCCGACCTCAAGGTCGAGTACATCAGCCTGCTGGCCCAGTCTCAGCAGGCCATCGCCACGGGTGCGATCGAGCGCATGGCCGGGTTCGTCGGCAACCTGCTGGCCGCGAACCCCGAGGTGGCGGACAAGTTCGACTTTGATCAGGCCTGCGATGAGTACGGCGAGGCCTTGGGCGTACCGCCCCGCATCATCCGCTCCGACGAGGCGGTGGCGGAATTGCGGCAGGGCCGGGCCCAGCAGCAACAGGCGCTGCAGCAGGGTCAAGCGGCCATGACGGCGGCTCAGGGCGCGCAGGTACTCAGCCAGACCGACACGCGCAGCGACAATGCGCTGACCCGCATGCTGGGGCTGCAAGGGTGACGCATACACCCCCGACTGCGCGGGGAATACCACGGATGGATGCCCAGCATGCAGGTCAAGGCAGGGGAACACCCCCGCGTGCGCGGGGAACACGCCAACGTGGCGCCGGCCAACGGCACCGGCACGGGAACACCCCCGCGTGCGCGGGGAACACGCGACGGCCAGTTCGGCCGCTGTCTGCTTTTTGGGAACACCCCCGCGTGCGCGGGGAACACCGTCCGTGAAGATTATCACGCTGCCTGACCGTCACCTCATCGCGCCTTGGGATACCCCATGAGCAACGACGAGTTGCTCCTGCCGATGAACGCGAAGCTGTCCGGCGGCGAGATGCTGCGCGTCGTCGGCGGCAACGGCAAATCGGTGCTGGTGCCGGTCACCGCGCTGCTCGATGGCCCCTTCGCCTTCCTGCGCGACGACATCCTGGTGCTGACCGCCCGCGTGCTGGTGCTCGAGGCCGAGATCAAGACGAAGAAGGATAAGGACAAGCCATGAGCACTCACGAGCTGCTGCTGCCCACGGTCAGCGACCTCGACGGCACCGAGGTCTTCCGCGCCATCCAGTCGAGCGGCGCTGTGGTGCAGGTGCCGTATTCCGCCATCACCGCCGAGTCCAACCCACCCGTGTCCGGCCTGACCGCCCTGACCGGAGCCGGCACGGCGGACGGCGACCTGTTCCAGATCTACGACCTGTCCGTCACAACCAACAAGAAGCAGACGGTCAGCGAGCTGGCCCTGGCGCTGAAGACACGGCTTGCGCTCGCTGACTACGCCGACGATGCCGCTGCGGCGGTGGGCTTGGTCCCGGTCGGCGGCCTTTACCATACTTCCGGGGCAGTTCGCGTGAGGGTAGCCTGATGGCTGACATCTATTACGAGCCGAGCCGTGCGTTACCGGCCAAGGTCCTGACCGCAACCCCGACCGTCAGCAGCAGCCCAGCCTACAGCACCGGCGACAATGTGGGCGGCAAGGTCACGCTGACCGAGGTGGCGCGCGCCGCCATGGGCAGTGGGCTGATCCAGAGCGTCGTGATCACCAGCAAGAGCCTGCAGACGGCAACGTTCGATGTGATCTTCTTCAACGCCGATCCATCGGGCAGCACCTTCACGGACAATGCCGCGCAGGCGCTCGTCGACGCCGACCTGAGCAAGGTCATCGGCGTTGCCCAGTGCACCACGGTGGTGGCGCTCTCGGCCGAGAGCATCCATCAGGCGAGCGGGCTGGCGCTGCCCTTCGCGCTGACCGGCGGGGCCACCACGATCTATGCCGCGATCGTCGTCCGGGGCACGCCGACGCTGGGCAGCACCAGCGACATCCACCTCTCCGTTCGCATCCTGCAGGACTGACCGGCATGGGATTGATGGGCGCTCGGCGGGTGCTGCTGTCGGGCTCAGGCCGGCTCGTGCCGTCGCTGGACCTGAACTTTATGGCCGGCGCCATGCCGAGCGGCATCACGTTCACGCGAGCCTCAACGGGGTGGTATTTCAATTCATCCGGCGCCCTGACCAGCGCCGCGACCGACGCGCCGCGCTTCGACTCCGACCCGTCTACGCTGGCAGCTAAAGGTTTGCTGATCGAGGAAGCCCGCACCAACCTGTTTTTGAACTCGGCAACCGGCGTGACGCAAAGCTGCACCGTGACGGCGGCCGCGCACACCCTGTCGTTCTACGGCACCGGCACGATCACGCTAACGGGCGTCTCAACGGCCGGGCCGCTGGTCGGGACGGGGGCGGCTAACCGCGTCTCTCTGACATTCACCCCGACCGCAGGAAGCCTGACGCTGACGGTCTCCGGGTCGTGCACCAACGTTCAGCTTGAGCTTGGAAGCTTCGCCACGTCCCCCATCGTCACGGTCGGATCAACCGTCACCCGAGCCGCCGACGTGGCGTCGGTCACGCTGGGGTCGTGGTTCAACACGAGCGCCGGAACGCTGGTGACGGAGGTCAGCTTCCCGGACCTGTTCGGCACGATCAACAGCACGATTTGGCAGATCGACGACGGCACGGCAAACAACCGGCTGTTTGCGTACGGCTCATCGACCACCAATACCCTCTTTGACATCCGCGCGGGCGCGGTCCAGCAGATCAACATCAGCCGCACCGGCTGGCTGACAGCCGGCGGCGTGACGAAGGTCGCCACGGCCTGGGCGACTAATGACGCGCAAGCCGCATTCGGCGCCACGCTCGGCACGGCGGACACCAGCGTCACCGTCCCAACCGGCCTGACAACCCTCCGCCTGTGCGCAACGACAGCGGCGACACAGGGGCGGACGCATCTGCGCAGGCTGAGCTTCTATCCGGCCCGCTTGCCGAACAGCACCCTCCAGTCGCTGACCACCTGATCCCATGCACTACGACCCAACCGATCCAGACGCGGTCGCATCTGAAGAGCGCCTCGCCGCGGCCAAGCAGGCGCGCGAGCTGACCGACCTCCGCGCGGTGCTGGGCATGGCCGAGGGCCGCCGCTGGCTCTGGCGCGTGCTCGAGCAGACCGCCGCGTTCCGGGCGTCCTATGACCCGGACAATCCAATCCGCATGGCGTTTGCCGAAGGCCGCCGATCCACCGGCTTGTGGCTGCTGGCTGAACTTCAGCATGCCGCGCCTGACGCCTTCGCCTCCCTCATCGCGGATACCTACGCCGCTTCACAGCTTCCCAACGACGACGAGGATGAAAATCTGAAATGACCGGAGCCGTACCAGCGGCTGCGTCGGCTGCCCCTGCGGCGCCCGGCAACGCCACTCTTTTGTCCGCGCAGCCAGACCCGGCCCCGGACCCCACGCCGCCGGTTGACCCCGGCGCCCCGCCCCCGACCGAACCGCCTGCTGAGCCCCCGGCTGAACCGGGGCCGGAGACCGACCCTGCTGAGCCGGAGAAGGAAGGCGACGAGAAGCCGGAGGACGATGGCCCGCCGGAAGCCTACGACTTCAAGGCGCCCGAGGGCGTGGCCCTGGACGCGGCCGCAGTCGAGGCGTTCTCGCCCATCGCCAAGGACCTGAAGCTCTCCCAGGCGCAAGCCCAACGCCTTGTCGACGTCTATGCCGGGCTTCAGGCGCAGCAGGCCGAGGCGCAGGCGGAACAGGTCAAGGCCTGGGCCAAGGCGGTCGTCGCCGACAAGGAAATCGGCGGCGCCAAGTGGGCCGAGAACCGGGCGGTCATTGCCCGCGCCCGCGATCAATTCGCCTCGCCGGGGCTGGTCCAGCTCATGGAACAGACCGGTCTCGGCAGTCACCCCGAGGTCATCAAACTATTCGTTCGCGTCGGCAAAGCAATTTCCGACGACGGGCATGTAATCGGAGGCAATCCCGGTCCCGATCCGCGCAGTGCGGACAGTTTTTACGCCCGCATGTCGCGGTAAGGAGAAGATAAATGGCAACTATCGGCACTACCGCGCTAACTTTGATTGATTGGTCAAAGAGGCTCGATCCCAATGGCAACACCGCCGACTTGGTTGAGCTGTTGAATACAACTAATCCCATCCTCACCGATGCGGCTGTAGTTGAGGGCAACTTGCCCACAGGTCACCGGACCACCGTTCGAACCGGCTTGCCCACGCCAGCCTGGAGAATGTTGAATTACGGCGTGCAGCCCAGCAAATCGACCACAGTACAGGTCGATGATAGCTCCGGTATGCTGGAGGCATACAGCCAAGTCGACAAAGATCTGGCGAATTTGAACGGCAATACAGCCAGCTTCCGTCTCAGTGAAGACCGCGCTTTCATTGAGGGCATGACGCAGGAAATGGCGTCAACGCTGTGGTACGGCAACACCGCGACCGACCCCAAGAAGTTCCTCGGTCTGTCCCCGCGCTATGCATCGCTATCAGCCGCCAACGCCGACAACATCATCGACGCGAGCGGCTCCGGCTCGGACAACACCAGCATTTGGCTGATCACATGGTCGGATCAGACCACGCACCTGATCTTCCCGAAGGGCAGCCGGGCAGGCCTGCAGTCCCGCGACCTCGGCGAGCAAACCCTGATCGATGCGGCCGGCGGTCTGTATCAGGGGTATCGCTCGCACTACAAATGGGACATCGGCCTCAGCATGCGCGACTGGCGCTACAACGTGAGGATCTGCAACATCGACGTGTCCAACCTGATCGCCGACAGCTCGGCCGCCAACCTCACCCGCCAGATGATCAAGGCCACGCACCTGCTCCCAAGCGACGGCATGGGCAAGTCGGTCTTCTACGTCAACCGTACCGTGTCGACGTATTTGGACCTGCAGATGATGACCGCGACCAACGTCAACCTGACGCTCGACAATGCCGATGGCAAGCGGGTCATGTCGTTCCGGGGCATTCCGATCCGGCGTTCTGACGCCCTCCTAAACACGGAGGCTAGGGTTACTTAAAGTTGTAACCACGGAAAGGCGTAACCACGGAAACACGGAGACACGTTTATGTATATGGACCGCCAAAATCTATTCAGCGCAGCCCAGGCGATCACCACGGGCAGCGCCGCGAGCACGGACATCATCGACCTCGGCAGCACGCGCGACATCGGCTCCGGCGAAGTGCTGGAAGTCATCGTCGTCATTGACCAGACCTTCACCTCGGGCGGTGCCGGCACCCTCGACGTCAAGCTCCAGACCGACACGGCGGTCGGTTTTGGAACGGTCGTCACTCTGCTGTCGACCGGCGCCACGGCGCTCGCGAGCCTCACGGCCGGCGCGGCCATCGCTCGCTGGCGGGTTCCGCGTGGCGTGCTGCGGTACCTGCGTCTGCAGTATGTGGTCGCTACGGCCGACATGACGGCCGGGACCGTCACCGCCGGTATTTCGATTGGGCGGCAAGAGACGGCGGTTTACGCCGACGCGCTGTAATCAGGGAGAGTAGTCATGCCAGAGTATCGCGTAATCAAAAAGAGTTACATCCACGACAGGCTGTATGAACCGGGCGAGGTAGTCTCATGGGATGGCCCGCAGGGCACCAACCTCGAGCCGCTGGGCGCGGAGAAGCGTCCGCCGGAGCCGTCGATTTTTTCGGGCAAACCCGGCCCGGACGGGGGCAGCCCGCCGCCGCAGACGGACGGCAAGAGCGAGTATGACCGGGGTGGTCCTACCCGCCAGGACGCCATCGAGCAGTACGACAAGGCGCGGCAGGCGGATCAGGAGGTCGACATCCCGGCGACCGAGCCGCAGGCGTTGGCCAGACACGCCGAGGCTGAAGGCGGCCCGAAGGTGACGGCGGAAGGGCCGAAGCCGAAGCCGGCCAAGCCTCTCGTCAAGCCGCCGGAAGCGTGATTGTGGGAAGCGTAACGGTGGGAGCCGAGGCCCCCACCGTTACATCGATAGCGGTATCGCGTGTCGGACCGCCATCATCGTTTCAATCCACGCACCCGCGCGTGGGTGCGACGTCGTACATCCACGATCGGCTTTATGAGCCGGGCGTTTCAATCCACGCACCCGCGCGTGGGTGCGACCCGTTGATCCCAATGCATTCAGATGCATTCACCTGTTTCAATCCACGCCCCCGCGCGAGGGGGCGACTCTCCGGCACCCTGGCGGCGATCGGGAGCCTCGGCGTTTCAATCCACGCCCCCGCGCGAGGGGGCGACTGCCTTTCGGCCCCACCATGATCATCGGAACTGAGGCACGGGTCCATGGCATCTTCTGAGGTGGAAATCGCCAACTTGGCGCTAAGTCATGCGGGCGCGGGCGGTCCCATAGCGTCTATGGCGGAAAGCAGTGTCGAGGCGCGGGAGTGTCTGCTGCACTATACTGCGTGTAGAGATCTATTGTTGCGCAGTCACCAGTGGAACTTTGCGCATAGACAGGCGGCCCTGGCGGATACCGGCGATACCGTCAACGGATGGGCGTATCAGTATCAGTACCCGAGCGACTGCCTGCAGATCCACCACATCCGCGCCGGTGGCTATGACAGCAGCGTGATCATATGGGCCAATGAGACCCTACCGGCATCGCTCGGCACCACAGTCCTATACCCGCCCGTGCCCTATGAGATAGGCGTAACGACTGATGGCCTGTCGCGCACGATCCGATGCGATGCCTATCAGGCATATGCGTCATACACGGCGGCGGTAACCATCACGACGCTGTTTGATCCGCTCTTCAGCGACGCCTTGGCCTACCTGCTGGCAAGCCGGATCGTGCAGCGGCTCACCGGCAACCGCAGTGCCAAAAGCGACTGCACGCAGATGTACCAAGCCACGCTGCAGGCGGCCATGACCCGCGATGCCAACGAGCAGCGGCCGGCGGCCATCCCCGAGCCGGACTGGATTAGAGCCCGCTCCTAATGCCAGCCATACCCCAACGCAGCTTTTCGGGCGGCGAGCTTGCCCCGTCCCTCCATGCCCGGAGCGATCTGGCCAAGTACCAGTCTGGCGCCAAGACTCTCCGCAACATGTTCGTCCATGCGCATGGCGGCGCGAGCAATCGCCCCGGCACCAAGTACATCGCGGAGGTCAAGGACAGCACCGACCGCGTCAGGCTGATCCCGTTCCAATTCTCCGTCTCCCAGACGTATGTGCTCGAGTTCGGCGACCTGTACATGAGGGTTTTCACCGACGGCGCGCAGGTCCTGCTGGCTGGCGTGCCGTACGAAATCGCGACGCCATACACGACCGCCGACCTGCCGACGCTGAAATATGTCCAATCCGCCGACGTCATGACGATCGCCCACCCGTCCTACGCCACGCGCAACCTCTCGCGCACGGCGCACACCTCCTGGACGCTGGCCACCATCACCCTGGCCCCGGCGCTGGCCGCTCCGGCCGGGCCCATCGCTACGCCGACCAATGGCACGGGCGCTGTGCCCACACACACCGATAGCTACAAGGTGACGGCGGTGGCGGCCGAGACGCTGGAGGAGAGCCTGCCGAGCGTCGCAGCCACCTGCCTGAACTTCCCGTTGTCGCCCGCGACCGGCACTTACAACACGGTGACCTGGAGCGCGGTAACGGGTGCCACGAAGTACAACGTCTACAAAGAGTCCAACGGCAGCGGTATCCACGGCTACGTCGGGTCGGCCACCGCGCTGAGTTTCGTCGACAGCAATCTGGCCGGCGATGACAGCGACACGCCGCCCGGCGCCCGCGACCCGTTCGCCTCCTCCAATCACCCCGGCGTCGTCACCTACCATCAGCAGCGCCGCGTCTTTGGCGGCAGCACGACCGCGCCGCAGACGGTCTGGATGAGCCAGAGCGGCAACTACTCCAACTTCAACGTCTCGTCTCCCAGCCGGGATGATGACGCGGTGACGTTTACCCTGGCCAGCCCCCAGGTCAACGAGATCCGGCACTTCGTGGCTCTCGCCGATCTGCTGGTGCTGACGTCGGGCGGTGAGTTCAAGGTCACCGGCGGGGGCAGTGGCGGCGGCGATGCGATCACGCCGAGCGCGGTGGTGGTGCGCCCCCAGGGCTATCGCGGCTGCAGCCATGTGCCGCCGCTGATCATCGGCGAGACCGCGCTGTTCGTTCAGGCCAAGGGCGCGATTGTCAGGGACATCGGCTACAGCCTCGACACCGATGGCTACACCGGCAACGACCTGTCGGTGTTGAGCAACCATTTGTTCGAAGGCCTGACGATTGACGAGTGGGCCTATGCCCAAGCGCCACACAGCATCGTCTGGGCGGTTAGGTCGGATGGCGTCATGCTATCACTAACGTACATGCGCGAGCACCAAGTGTGGGCGTGGTGCCAGCATGACACGGCCGGGCTGTACGAGAGCGTCTGTACAGTTTCGGAAGGCACCGAGGACGCGGTCTATGTCGCGGTAAAGCGCACCATAAACGGGGTTGTCCGGCGCTATGTCGAGCGGCTGCAGAGCCGCATCGTCAATGATGTGAGGGACTCGTTTTTCGTCGACAGCGGCCTGACCTATGACGGCGCGGCGGCAACGGTGATCAGTGGTTTGGACCACCTGGAGAGCGAGACCGTCACCATCCTGGCCGATGGCAGCGTGTCGGCATCGCAGATCGTCAGCGCCGGCACCGTCACCCTGCCGGCCGCCGCATCCGTCGTCCATGTCGGTCTGGCGTATTCGTCCGAAATCAAGACGCTCGACTTCGATCTGGCGCAGGCGCGGGCTCCGGCCAACGCCAAGCGTCGGGTGACGGAAGTCGTCGTCAAGGTCGAGCGGAGCCGGGGGCTGTGGGTCGGGCCGAATGCCGACAACGTCATAGAGGTCAAACAACGTGACGTTGAACCGTATGGCGACCCGATTGAGTTGGTGACGGCGGATATCAAAATCGCGATCCCGCCGTCGTGGGGCCGCTCCGGCTCCATCGTGCTCCAGCAGATCGACCCGCTGCCGCTCACCGTGCTCGCCGTGCTACCAGAGGTGGAAATTGGCGGGTCATAGACCGTTTCGGGATTTGATGCCAAACCCGACGATCCAAGTCGTGGCGGCGACCTGGGAGTATGGCGCTGCGGTCGCGGCCAACATGCGCCCGGCCGACGCGGCTGAAGTCTGGGCACTGGCGCGGCACAGCCCGGCGGAGGCGGTCCGGCGCAGTCTCGAGATCCCCGGCGAGGCATACGCGTTCCTGGCAGGCGACGAACCGCTGGCGGTGTTCGGGTGCGCGGAAACGGAGGTGGCCGAGGTCGGCTCGCCGTGGCTGCTGGGTGCTGAAGGCGTCGATCGGCATGCACGCAAGTTCCTCGAGCTGGGCCGGTCCTACGTCGCCCATTGGGCGCACGAGTACACCGACCTGTACAACGTCGTCGACGCGCGCAACGAGCGGTCCATCGACTGGCTCGGCCGGCTCGGCTTCGTCTTCGACGATCCCATCCTCATCGGGCTGGACGGCGCGCCGTTCCTGCCATTTCACCTGAGGCGATCCGACGATGTGTGAACCAGCCACCCTCGCACTGGCGGCGACGGCCGTCAGCGGCGTCGTTGCGGCCGGCGGCGCCGTCATGCAGGGGCAGGCGCAGGCCAAGCAGGCCAAGTACCAGAGCGCGGTCGAGCGCAACAACGCAACCATCGCCGGCTGGCAAGCGACCGACGCCCAGCAGCGCGGGCAGATC